ATTGGGTTCTGGTGGCTTACCTGAAGCTCCTATGATTCCAGAAGAAGATATTCTTCAGAACGTAATTGATTTACCTGCACAGCCCGGAGTTACTGAGTTTGATGACGGCAGCGCGATTATTGGTGAATACGAAGAGGATCAGCCTCCTGTTCAGCCTGTGCCGTTTGATGGTAATTTAGCAGATGTTATTGATGAGGGTGAGCTTGGTCGTATTTCTTCTGATTTGGTAAATTCTATTGAGGATGATTTAGCGGCTCGTGAGGATTGGGAAGACACATATAAGCGCGGTTTAGAGTTTCTTGGTATGAAGACTGAGGAGCGTTCAGAGCCGTTTGAGGGTTCTTCTGGGGTTATTCATCCCTTGTTAGCTGAGAGTGTTACACAGTTTCAGGCGCAGGCTTATCGTGAGCTACTGCCAGCCACTGGGCCTGTTCGTACTGCTGTTGTTGGTGCGCAGAATGAAATGCTTGTTAAGCAATCTGAGCGCGTCAAAGATTACATGAATTATATGATTACTTACGAGATGGAAGAGTACGATCCTGAATTGGATCAAATGCTGTTTTATCTCCCAGTAATTGGATCGACATTTAAGAAAGTTTACTTTGATCCGCTCAAGGGGCGTGCGGTCAGTAAGTTTATTCATGCTGAAGATTTGATTGTTCCTTATGGCGCAACTGATTTGCTTTCTTCGCCGCGGATTACGCATCGTATTACAATGGATTCGAATGAGGTCCGTAAGCTACAACTTAACGGTTTTTACCGAGACATTGATTTGCCGAGTGAGTCTGAAAGCGATACGGCTGCGATGAGCGAAGTGGAAGAGTCCATTGATGACGTTCAGGGTATTCACCCTAGCGGCCCATCTGACGAATTGACCTTGTATGAGGTTCATACGTCTTTGGACATTGAAGGCTTTGAGGATATGGGTGTTAATGGCGAGCCAACAGGTTTGCGTTTGCCTTATATTGTTACGGTAGTTGCTGATAGTGGTGATGTTTTAGCGATACGCCGTAACTATTTAGAGATTGACCCAATGAAACGTGCGAAGCAGTATTTCGTGCATTACAAGTTTCTTCCGGGTCTTGGTTTTTATGGCTTGGGCTTAACGCACATGATTGGCGGTTTGGCGCAGGCTTCTACTTCTATTTTGCGTCAATTGATTGATGCAGGCACGCTCTCCAACCTTCCAGCAGGCTTTAAAGCCCGTGGCGCTCGTATCCGCGATGAAGACAATCCCCTTCAACCGGGTGAGTTCCGCGATATTGATGTGGTTGGAGGCACCCTGCAAGGCTCTTTGATGCCACTCCCCTTCAAGGAGCCTTCAGGGACGCTTTATAACCTTCTAGGAACGCTTGTAGACGCTGGACGTAGGTTCGCATCTATGGCTGACATGAAGGTTGGTGAGATGAGCGGTGAGACGCCCGTTGGCACCACGATGGCGATTATGGAGCGCGGCACAAAGGTTATGTCTGCGATTCACAAGCGTTTGCATTATTCTCAGAAAGTAGAGTTTAAGCTACTTTCAAGGATATTTGCTGAGACTGTTCAGTCTTATCCATACGCGGCTGATATGCAGATGGGTCCAGAAGTCTTTGTGCAAGATTTTGATCAGCGCATTGATGTATTGCCTGTGTCTGATCCAAACATCTTTTCGATGTCTCAGCGCATTGCTTTGGCGCAAACTGAGTTGCAGTTGGTTCAGTCAAATCCGCAGATTCATGGTGGCCCACAGGGTTTATATCAGGCGTATCGTAAAATGTACGAAGCGTTGGGCGTTAATAACATTGACGCAATACTTCCACCTCCTCCTCCACCCCCTCCTCCTGCTAATCCTGCAAAGGAAAATCAGAATGCACTGATGGGCGTTCCGTTGCAGGCATTTCCAGAGCAAGATCATCAGGCGCATATAGAGACGCACATGGCGGTTATGTCTACTCCAGCTATGGAGCTTAACCCGCAGGCGATTATGACGTTGCAGGGGCATATTCAAGAGCATATTGGCCTTATGGCAGAGGCGCAGGCGCAGCAGGAGATTATGTCTCAGATACCTCCAGAGCAAATGCAGATGATGCAGCAGCAAGCACAAATGATGCCTCCACAGCCCGGTCAACCTCCTGCTGATCCTATGATGCAGTTTAAGCCGCAGATAGATGCGCGTGCTGCTGAGATTATTGCGGAGATGACAGAGCAATTGGCGCAAGCGGTAGCTCCCCCGCCACAATCTGATCCACTTGTGGATATCCGAAATCAGGAGCTTCAGTTAAAAGCTGCTGACTTACAGCGCAAGCAATCTGAGTTTGAAACAAAGCAAGAATTTGAGCGTGAAAAAGAACGCAATGACGTTTTGACCGCGCAGCAAAGAATTGATGTTTCTGAAGCTGCATTGGCTGACAAAACTAGGGTTGCAGAAGAGCGCATTCAAACGCAGAGGGATATAGCTGCGTTAAACGCTAGAGAGAAAGGTCAGTAACATGGCATCGTCTATAAGAGAAAAGATGGCTGAACAGGAGAAAGCCAAGAAAGTTGCGCGGAGGAACGCTAATGCCGTTGAAGCAGGGGTCAAGCCAGCAGACAATCAGCCAAAACGTGTCGAAGCTAGTGTCGGAGGGGTATCCGCAAAAGCAAGCAGTAGCGATAGCGTTGAGCCAGTCCAAAAAAAGAAAAAAGCCCCCGTCAAGAAAAAAGCCAGTAAAAAAAGCTAAGGGTGGAATAGTTTCTAGGTACAGCAAATTATCCAGACCCCAGAAGTTCCGAGGTGTTTTCTGATTTTGTGGTAATTGTACTTGTGTTTCCCGCATAATCGCATACTATATGCTGTATGGACGCAATACATCTTGCAGATTATTTATACAAAAGCATACGCGAGCGCAGTGTGCGTCTTAAAGACAAGCTCGCGGATGGTTCGATACAAACTTTTGATGAGTATCGGTATTTAGTAGGTGAAATACGCGGCATGGCCTACGTCGAAGACGAATTGAGGACCGCGATGAAAGGTATAGAATACGCAGATGACTAAAAAGTTATTTGTGCCACAGCACGTTGCTAAAGCAGCGGAAAAGGCCATAAAAGGTGCAGGGGCAATGCCCAAGCCTATCGAAAACGCGTTCGGCAAAGGCGCGGAAAACAAAAACGAAGACGATCCATCTAAGATGGAGGCTTCTTCCCTTGAGAGACTGCCACAGCCTACGGGCTATCGCGTTCTTATCATCCCTTATTACCCTAGTGAAAAGACAAAAGGCGGTATTATCGTTCCTGATCAGGTTCGTGAGCGTGAATCTTTTGCTACGGTAGCAGCTTATGTCGTGAAACTAGGCCCCGATGCCTATATGGACACCCAGAAGTTCCCAAATGGTCCTTGGTGCAATGAGAAAGATTGGGTTCTTATAGGAAGATATAGTGGAAATAGGTTCAAAGTGGAGGGACTTGAGGTTCGTATCATAAATGACGATAACATTATTGCTACGATTCTTGACCCGAAGGACATTTCGTATGTATAAGGTAATTGAGAGCAAGGAAAATGGCTATGTCTGAAGACATTCGTGAAAACGAGGAGCTTGAGAGCAATACCTCAGTCGAACTTGATGATGATCAAGACGATCAGGTTATTGAAGTTTCATCTGACGATGATGAGACAACCCGAACAAATGTTCGGGAAAAATCATCTGGTGATGACGAATTAGAAAATTACAGTGATTCCGTTCAGCGTCGAATCAATCAATTAACCGCAAAACGTAAGCAAGCTGCTGAAGAGGCGCAAGCCGCGGTTCAGTACGCGCAGCAAATGCAGCAAGAAAACGCTGTTATGCGTCAGCGACTTGAAAAAATGAACCAAGGCTACAACACTGAAGCCGAAGGTCGTTTGAAAGCTCAAGAAGCCCAAGCTAAGAAAGCTATGGCAGAAGCGTATGAAGCGGGTGATTATGAAAAAGTAGCGAATGCGCAGCAAGCAATCTCCAAGATTGCCATTGCTCAAGAGCGTGTTCGTGTTCAAAAAGCCAAAATAGTGCGGCAACAGCAAGTAGCTAAACAACAACAAGCTCAACCACAAGCGGCCCCTCCACAGCAGCAGGTCCCGCAACGACAAGCGGCTCCTGATCCCAAGCTGGAGAAGTGGTTGGGCAAAAATCAATGGTTTGGACAAGATCGCCTTATGACGCGAGCAGCCCAAGCTATTCATGAACAATTGGTATTAGAAGAGGATTTCGATCCTACGAGCGATGATTACTACAAAGAAATCGACTCTCGTATGCGTAGAGAAATGCCTAACAAGTTTCAGGGGAAACGGTCCAACGCTCAGACCGTTGCTCCTGCGTCTGGTAACGGACGGTCAGTAAAGTCAGGGCGGAAAAAGGCGGTGGAATTAACACCGGGTCAAGTGGCATTTGCGAAGAAGATGAGGATTCCCCTCGACAAATACGCAAAAGAAGTCGCAAAATTAGAAAATCGGAGTCAATAACATGGCAAACAGGACACCACGCGAATCAAACACGCGGGAACGCTCAGAGCGTTCAATGGAATGGCGACCCGGTTCTGCCTTGGAAGCTCCAGAACCTCCTCTCGGTTATAAACACCGTTGGATACGCGAATCTGTAATGGAATTCGACGATAAGACTAACGTACATAAGAAACGGCAAGAAGGCTGGGACCTCGTTCGCGCTGAAGAGTATCCCGATTATGTAGGGCCTGTAGTAGATGAGGGACGTAACGCTGGCACCATTGGTGTTGGTGGTCTTGTTCTCGCTCGTATCCCTGTCGAAATGGCTGATCAGCGGAATAAACACTATCAAGGTGTTTCTCAAAATCAACTGGATGCAGTGGATCGTGACTGGATGCGTGAAAACAATTCAGCCATGCCAAAACTTGCTCCGCAACGTAAATCTTCCGTATCCTTTGGAATGAAGGGACGCGGAAACTCTGAAGGAGAGTAAAGATGTCTAATCAAGACGCTGCTTTCGGCCTTCGCCCAATCAAAACGAGCACAAGCTCGCAGAGACAAAATCGCTACCGTATTGCCTCCGGGTATAGCACAGGTATTTTCCAAGGCGACCTAGTAACGGTTGCTACAGACGGAACAATCACTCGTGTACCTGCTGGTAACACAGATTTGATTTTGGGCGTATTTAACGGCTGTTCATATGTAGATGCTAGTGGTGATATTATCTATTCAAACTATTGGCCTGCAAGTGCAACTGGGACAGATATTTTCGCAAATGTCATTGATGACCCAAGTGCAACCTTTGAAATCCAAGCTGACGCTGCATTCCCTGTAGCTGATTTGTTTGGCAACTTTGACATTGTTGACGCGACAGCAGGAAGCACCGTAAGCGGTAATTCTCGCAGTGAGCTAGATGTCACAACGGGTGCGACGACTGCTGGTCTTCCACTTAAAGCAATCGACATTTCTCAGGACCCTGAGAATAGCGATGTAGCCACCGCGAACACTAATGTGATCGTAAAAATCAACAACCACCTGTTCAGTGCTGGCACTGTGGGTCTAGCATAAGGAGACTGAGTTATGGCTATTTCACGTTCACAACTCGTTAAGGAGCTAGAGCCGGGTCTTAACGCTCTGTTCGGCATGGAATATGACCGCTATGAAAATCAACATGCGGAAATATTCGACACTGAATCTTCAGACCGTGCGTTTGAAGAGGAAGTTATGCTCGTCGGATTTGGGAATGCTCCCACAAAATCCGAAGGTTCTGGTGTAGAGTTCGACAATGCAAATGAAGCGTACACTGCTCGTTATTCACACGAAACAGTTGCTCTCGCATTCGCATTGACCGAAGAAGCAATCGAAGACAACCTGTATGACCGTCTTGGTGCTCGTTATACGAAGGCGCTTGCGCGTTCTATGGCACACACTAAGCAGGTTAAAGCGGCGTCAGTATTAAACAACGCGTTTAATTCTAACTTCTCTGGTGGTGACGGTGTTGAGCTTTGCTCAACTGCGCACCCACTGTCAGGTGGCGGTACTTTCCGCAATGAGCCATCAACAGCGGCTGACCTCAACGAAACTTCGTTGGAAAATGCGTTGATTGATATCTCAACCTTCGTAGATGAGCGTAATATGATTATTGCTCTGCGCGGCACAAAAATGGTTATTCCACCACAACTGCAATTCGTTGCAGATCGTTTGTTGGAATCAACATTGCGTGTTGGCACAGCCGATAATGATATTAACGCAATTCGCAACATGGGGATGCTTCCAGAGGGTTACACTGTAAACCACTTCTTGACAGACCCAGATGCGTTCTTCATCAAGACTGACGCGCCTAACGGATTCAAGCACTTTGAGCGTTCTCCAATGAGAACAAACATGGAAGCTGACTTCGACACAGGCAACATGCGCTTTAAAGCGCGTGAGCGTTACAGCTTTGGGTTCTCAGACCCACGTTGTGTTTTCGGTTCACCCGGAGCGTAACATATGTTATAGATGAGGTGGGCGTTTCATGCCTTCCTCCCTGTAACTAGGGGCTACTTCGGTGGCCCCTTTCTTTTTTCTATCTTTGTGTTATTCTGTTTTCGAGTAATAATGCTCGATATATATCTTTATGCTTTGCACGCATATGGAGTTGACCTCGGACACGAGAGGAGAAAAACATGGCAACTACACATTTTTCAGGACCAGTACAGTCCACCAATGGCTTTGAGGTTCCAGTTGTAGAAACTGCTGACCTTCCTGCCTTTGCAGATACCACTGTTGGTACTGTTTACATTGTAAGCGACAATGGCGCAGGCAACGACGAATACTGCTTGGTTATTAACACAGGTGCTGCTTGGGTTACTGCTGTTGGCGCTGCACTATCTTAATAGGAGGCTAAAATGGCTGGACCAGTAAAGGCTTATGCTTGGCCTCAAGGCACAACGGCTGCTGTTGTTGGGCCTGAACGCTCTCGCATTCGACAAGTTGTAATGTACGCGGAAACCGCTGGCAGTTTTACAATAAAAAATGGCTCTAACTCAGGAGAGACGTTAATTGA